TTTGGAAGCAGTGCGACTATTGCAACACTCACCTATCAGGAAACATCGCACACTATCACAAGTCACTGGAAAAACTTAACGCAATAGACCGACTTGAACGTGAACTAACCATACACAGAAGTTTGAAGTTAAGTATTGAAGACTTAAAGGATGCACTGGCAAACATCAAACACGCTAAACGGGAGTGGAAAAGAGTTTATAAAAGTAAAATAACAAACGATGAACGAATAGGTGTAAGGATATGGTTTAACCAGCTAATAGGCATATACAAATGAAAGCATACACACTATACTTCGAGTTGTTTGGCAAGAAAATGAAAACAACTATAAAAGCTAAATCACGTGAGGATGCTATACGTGCAATAAAGGACAGCATAATATTTCATAAGGTCGAAGCGTTACCCGATGAAAACTTGAAAAACCTATTTGATATATTTGGATTCAAATAAACATGAACTTAAAAGAGGTTATCATAATAGAACTTGAACGCAATAAAAACTTAAAGGCGTTAGCAAAAACAAGGGATAGGAATGGCGACCTTTGGCAGAATGTAATGTTGTACTACCTAGAAATGGACGAAAGCAAATTAGTTGGAATATATAATGCAGGTTACTTGCCACAGCACTGCAACCTACTAATAACACGCTCATCGCTTAACTATCACGACCAAGACAAACACGCAAAAAAACAAGTGTACATTGAAGACATCAGCATAGACGTACAGGACGATGAAGAATATGCAGGTGAAGTTGACGAACTAGAAAACACACTTAACCATTTAATCAACACATTACCAGTCTATGACCGTGAGTTACTTAACCTAGTATATAGAGGTGTAGAGACGGGCAACGGGGAATATAAGAAGTTTAAGAATTTAGTTGAAGTAAGCAAAGAAACAGGCATCAGTTACTACACATTGCGGAACGCTTTAATTGAAATAAAAAAGACACTAAATGACAAAATCACGCATATTAATAATAAGAGGTAGTGCGCCAAATGGTGTAAGTTATCACCGTCTATACACGCCACACAACCGCTTAAACTTGGATGAGGGTTATACGGTGTATGATGCAGATACAATCGAAGAGGTAAGCGATAATGACCTTAGCACTATTGATATAGTAATATCGAATAGAACATTAACTGGAGTTGACAAAGAAAACAACATCAAACAGATTAAACGCATTCAGTCATGCGGGGCAAAGTATATAGTTGATGTGGACGACTATTGGTACTTACATCATGGACACGAACTTACAAAGTGGTGGAACAATAATAACATGACTTCAATCATTGAAGCCAACATTAAATACGCTGACTACGTAACAGTAACGCATGACTATCTAGGGAAAAAAACTAAAAGAGATTATCACGTATTCGAGAATGGAATAGACACAACACAAGACCAGTTTAAATTAGAACCAAAACGAATAAGTAAACCCGTAGCATTTGGGTGGAGCGGTTCAAGTAACCACTATGGAGATATAATGCTATTAAAAGAAAGCCTGCGCAGATTAAACGATGAAGAGGTAAACTACAAGATGTTATTTTGCGGGTTCAATCCTAATCTAAAACATTGTAAGGTTTACGAAAGGGTATTGAGCGCAGACTACACGGCAAATGATTATATAAATGTGGAAGGGCAGCCAGTAGATAAGTATGGTTTTATGTATGACTTGCTAGACGTTGCTTTAATACCTTTAGTGGATAACGATTTTAACAACTGTAAATCAAACTTAAAGATGTTGGAAGCGGGGTTTAAAAAGAAAGCCGTTATCGTATCAAACGTACACCCTTACACGTCAATAGTTAATCACGGGGTTAACTGCTTAAAGGTGAATCCAACAGATAAAAGGGGTTGGTATAAAGAAATGCTAAAGCTAATCAAACACCCCGAAATGATTACACAACTTGCAGAGCAGTTATATAAAGACGTGCAACCGTATGAGATTAAAAACATCAATAAAAAAAGAATATCACTATATGACAGTATCGGAAGCAATCCAAATAATAAAGGATAACATACCAGCGTATGAGCGCAACGCAGGGTATTCGAAAGACTGTGTCGAAGCGATTATCATATTACACTTGGAATGGTTTAAGAATCCACTGACCGCATCATGTAGAGAGTGCGTGCAATCGGGCAAGAATAGAGTTTTTAAATACTACTTAAATACATATAAACAAAAACAAAATGATACATCAGCAACCTAACATTATCTATTCTCATTCGGGAGGGCATGGGGATATATGCTATTCACTGGCAGCCGTTAAAAGAATCGGTGCAGGGGTTTTTAAAACAACCTTCGAAGACGTATATCACCGAAACATCAAGCCGTTACTTGAGGCACAACCATACATAAAGGAGTGTATATCAATCAACACACCCGCAATAGTTACACACAACCTAGACTTATTCAGGGTAACAGACGGTATAGGTAAAGTGCCATTAATACTAAACCACTTCAAAGCGTTCAATGTAAATGAAGATAACTGGAGCGAACCGTGGCTAACCGTACCGCAAAAGAAATTTATTAAAGGTAAATACGCACTAATAAACGTAACGCCACGATATACAGCTGAAGGCTTTGACTGGGAAAAAGAGATAGCCTATCTAAAACAAAAGTACAAACAACTTTTTTACGTAGGTTATGAGGCTGACATGGTAGGTTCGTTTCAAGATTTAGAATACTTTAGAACCGACAACAGTTTGGAACTTGCACAGCTTATACAAGGTGCTGAAGTATTAAGTTGCAATCAATCATTCGCATTAACAATCGCACAAGGTTTAGGTAAACCGTACCGCCTTATGGTAGCAGATAACCACACTAACTGCATTCACAGAGTACCCAATGAAACATTATTAAACTATGGAAATTAATAACTACAAATACCAGATAAACGAAAACGGTGTACTGTGTCAAGTAAACCCGAAAGTACCCGAAAACCTATATGATTTCAATTATATCATGGATGGGTACGGAAACATACCAGACAAACGATTTGCAATGTCACACCTTCGCTATGGCTTTATGGTAGGGGCAATAGGCAAACCTACTAAACTATTGGAGATTGGATATGGTGCAGGGGATTTTCTTAACGTGTGCCAGCGTGAAGAGATTGAATGTTTAGGTAACGATATAACAGGAATACCCGTACCGCAAAACGTAACCTTCACAAATGACATTTACGAACACGTAGACGTAGTATGTATGTTTGATGTACTCGAACACTTTGAAGATATTAATTTCATTAAAAATCTAAACACAAAGTATGTTTATGTATCAGTACCCAACTGTCACCTACCTGAAGACGAGATATACCTACAACACGTTTACCCGCATTTAAAACCCAACGAACACCTTTATCACTTTAATATGTTTTCACTTAAAAAACATTTCGAGGCAAACGGTTACAAACTGGTTCAAATGGGTTTTCCTGAAGACACCATAAGAAAACGTGCAGGCTATTTTAATAACATATTAAGTGCTATATTTGTAAAACAATGAAATACATACTATTCGCAATACTATTAAGAGTTGCATCATGTACCGATATAACAGGCGCAACACAACCAGTCGAAGAGTGGATACCCCTAGACAGTACATTTACAAAACAAAATTGTCAATTAATAATAAGACGCTCATACATTTATCGAATTGACGGCATAGACCACCAAATATCACACAGCATTGAAGTAATAGGTGAGCCTTGCAATAAAGAACAAAACACAAAAGAATAGACATGGCAAAGCATAAGTATATAGAAACACCTGAAAAGATGTGGCAACTGTTTGAGGCCTACCGAAAAGAGGTTAAGAGCAAACCCATACTAAAACACGTATTTGTAGGTAAAGACGGACAAAGCGAATACGAACAGAGGGAAAGACCATTGACGATTGAAGGATTCAGAAACTATGCAAGGAAAAACGTGTGTTGTGTTCAAGATTATTTTGCTAATACAAATGGGGCTTACAACGATTATTCGACAATCTGTCGCGCTATAACTGAAGAGATAAGGCAAGACCAAATCGAAGGCGGTATGGCAATGATTTACAACCCTAGCATAACACAACGTCTTAATGGATTGGTAGACCAGAAGCAAGTGGAGATAAAGGAACAGCCGCTTTTTGGGGATGAAAAATAACATAGACAAAGAACTGCCAGCAGTATGCGGGGGTAATCATTTGCACGGTGTTTTGATAGCTGCTATTGGTGGTGGTATATCTATTATATTGTGTATTGCTTGTATTGTCAAGATGATATTACTTAAATGAGTTTTGTTTACACAACAGCAATAGGTAAATTAAGAAAGCTATCTAAACGAATAAAGATAGTACGTGGGGGAACGTCAGCGGGTAAGACGTTTGGCGTACTTCCTATACTAATTGACCGTGCGACAAAACAGGCAGGGTTAGAAATATCGGTAGTAGCCGAAACAGTACCCCACCTTCGCAGGGGTGCAATGAAGGACTTTATTAAAATCATGCAGTCCACTAACCGCTTTATTGATGCAAATTGGAACAGGTCGCTACTTACTTACAGGTTTTCAAACGGTTCATTTATTGAGTTTTTTAGCGCAGAGCAGCCCGACAAACTACGAGGTGCAAGGCGTAACATACTTTATATTAATGAGTGTAACAACGTAGACTTCGAAAGTTACTCACAATTAGCCATAAGGACTTCAGACGAGATATGGTTAGACTACAACCCCGTTGCGGAGTTTTGGGTAGACACCGAATTAATGAAAGACCCCGATGCGGAGTTGATAGTATTAACCTACAAAGACAATGAAGCGTTATCCGATTCGATTGTGCGTGAAATAGAAAAGGCACGGGATAAAGCACCAACGTCTGATTATTGGTCGAACTGGTGGAGGGTATATGGCTTAGGTGAAATAGGTACACTTCAGGATGTAGTGTTTAGCGAATGGAATCAAATAGACACAATACCAAATGACGCTCGATTAATTGGTTATGGTTTAGACTTTGGTTATAGCAACGACCCGACAGCCGTAATCGCAGCGTATGTAATGGACGGTAAATACTACTTTGATGAGTTGATGTATCAAAAGGGTTTAACCAATAGCGAGATAGCTAACAAGTTAAAATACTTAAACGTAAACAAAGGAACGTACATTGTGTGTGATAGTGCAGAGCCAAAGTCAATACAGGAACTTGCCAACTATGGCTTTAAGGTAGAAGGTGCGCAAAAGGGAGCGGATAGTATTAGAATAAGTATAGACGCACTGAAGCGGGATAAATTCTTTGTAACAAAAAACAGCACCAACTTAATCAAAGAGTTACGGTCCTACACATGGGCAAAGGACAAACAAGGCAACACACAGGATAAGCCAGTTGATTATATGAACCACGCAATAGATGCGGTGAGGTACTTTGCACTTAATAACATAGTGAATAACAGTCGGGGCGTGTACGGCTTCCGATAAGTACTTAATCAAAAATAGTTGTTATATAGGTATGGCATTAACTATACCTAAAAGTTGGAAGGACGTAAGCATTAACCAATTCTTGCAGATACATGCAGCGTTGGAAATGCGAGACGTTGACACGCTGGATAGGAATATATACCTAGCAGCTGCACTACTTAATACTTCAGCCGATTGGGTTGAAGATAACATGACACTGCAACAGATTGGCAGGTTAGTCCGTGAAACGTCATTCGCACAAGAAGAGCCAAAAGGTAAGGTGAAAAAATACTTTTGGTTAGCGGGTAGGCTTTGGAAGGTTGAACTGGAAGCAAAGAATATAACGCCCGCACAATTCTTTGACATCAGTACATACACCAAAACGCCACAAGAAACAGTTGACAACGTGGCAAAGATAATGGCTACAATATGCAGACCTGTGTTTGGTAAATACGATTCAAACAAAATTGAAGCGAGGGCAAAACTGTTTGGCGAAAAGATGCGGTTTGACATGGCCTATGCAACTGCGCTTTTTTTTTGGAGTCTTTACAACAAGTTTTGCGATGCTATCCTAACCTCTTTAGCGGAACGTCTGAAGGAGAAAACGAATCAGTTGGAAGCGTTGAATCAGGGTGGTTAAGCATATTGGATTCATTAAGTCAGGGCGACTTTACGAAATGGGATTATTATTTATACGATATAAAATTGATACAGTTTCTAAACTATGTGGCCTTAACAAAAGACAAGATTAAACATGCTACCAGCGCAATTAAGAAATAGGCAGAATATATTTTTGAAAGGTGACGGACTTGCAAGGTACGGAAGAAAGGCTGTGGAGTTTAACAAGCGAGCGAGTACAGGCATTGGTAGGTATTTAATAAACAGAGTAGGCAAACTTCAGGCAGCGATATTAAGAAACATCAGCAACAAAAATTCAATAAGTAGCGGTAATCTTTACCAGTCAGTTGGTGGGAGTTTAAGAGAAGAGATAACGCCAAGTAAGATTTCGGTATATATGTTAATACCCCGTTATACTGATTACATAGACAAAGGTGTGAAGGGTGCGAAGTCAAGCTATGCAAGTTCAAGAAACAGCCCTTACAAGTACACTACAAAGAAGCCCCCACTTGAGGCAATGAAAAGACATTTAACAATGAAGTACGGTACACCTAAAAAGGATTTGTATTTCAAAAGTAAAAGCCTACAAGAAAAGATATTCAAGAAAGGTTTAAAAGGAACTGGCATCGTAAGTAGGGCGTATAATGATAAGTTCAAAACAAACCTAAACGAAGGAGTAATTAAGATAGTAAAAGAAGAGGCAATAGTAAGTATATTAGAATTATAAGACATGGCATTACAACTGATAGAGCAACCCAAAAGCATCAACCCTGCATACAATCAGAACAGGTTTATATTGCAGCAAGATAAAAGTTTCATAGACGGTAAGTTTAGGTATTCGTTTTATTTGAAAGTCGATTTAAAAGTAGAACCGAGCGACCCGAATACAGAATCTTATAAATTGAAATCTTATCCAATAAGTACAAACGTTGGTTCAACTATATATCAATGCTACTTTGACCTTAAAGAAATATTAAGCAATAGCAAACTACAAAGAGAAAACCCAATTATAAATGTAAACGTAACCTATGGTCAACAATACGCAACAACTACAAGCGGTTCGGTAGCAGAATACACTGGAGGTACTTTTGACTACACGTCTATTAACGGTGCATTAAACATTCAAGAGTATAGGTCATTTGAGCCTTCAGATTTTACGTTAACACCAACATCGTCAAACATAGCACGTAACGCATTTACAGACTACACAGATACACGTGAAAGCCTACGCATAACATCGCATGAATTATTACTTAACGGGTTAGGTTCAGGATATGCAGGTGATGTAAAGTTTTACAACGGTGCAACACTATTGACAAGTGCGAACGGATTAGTAAGTAACCCTAATTACGCATGGAGTAAACTAATAATCAACAACGCACTTACACCAATTAACGCCACACGTATTGAAGCGAGGGTAGTAAGGACATCAAACGGTTTGCCGATTACACCGACTTATAATTATAACATAGTACAGACGTGCAGATACACACCTGTTACCGTTTACTTCACAAATAAGTACGGGATGCGTGATAACTTTTTATTCAAGTTAAAAAACAATAAGTCGGACACAATTGAGCGAAGTAACTTTAAAAGACTTGACCGATACTTGGGAGATTACCAACCCGCAACCGTTACCTACTCAAACATACTTACACGCAAACACATACTAAACACTGACTGGGTAAGTGAGGCGCAAATGAATACGCTATTGAGAGACTTAGCAGAATCAAATTACGTTCAACTTTACTATGGAACTGAATTAGTAGGGGGAAGCAAAGCAAGTTTTAAAATAGTGTTTAATCAATTTGCTGATGATGGATTTGGAAACAGCGGTGTTCAATCAGGTTGGTCGTTTACCTTTTCGACATTATCAGGAACGTACACATATACGGCAGGTTCATTTATAGGGGATGTGTTTGCGGATGATGCAATGACAGCCATTATAAACAACATAACAAGCACCACAAACATTGATTTAGTTTATGACATGAGCAAAGGTAGTAGCGGTGAAACCTATG